GTGTCATATTAGTGTTGATACAAAACCAGATGGTACTATAGTTTTCGAAAGAACTTTACAACCAGGATCAGGTAGTGATTTATATGGATTAGAAGTTTGCAAATCAATTATTCAAAATAGTGAATTTATAGATACAGCATTCGATATTAGAAATGATATAATGTCAAATACAACAAATGTTATAGATAAAGGTAGAAGTAGATATAACAAAAAAAAAATAGTAGATCATTGTGAAGTATGTAAACACAAACCAAAACGAGGAGAAGTACCATTAGATACACATCATATTAACGAACAAAAAAACTGCGATGATCACGGTTTTGTTAATGGTAAACACTTTCATAAAAATAATGCTTTTAATTTAGTAAGTCTGTGTAAAAGTTGTCATCAGAAAATTGATACTGGCGAATTAACGATAACAGGTTATAAATGGAGTACATCTGGGAAATTTTTAGATTACAATTTAATATAATTAAGGTCTTCAAATGTTGGAGTAAACAAGTATTTACATGGATCATTTATTCGAAATGGTACAATTATACAATTATAATGAGTTATCTTTTGTCCATTTTGTTTTGCTAATTCAAGACTATCAAAAATACCTAAAGGATTTTGAGTTTCCTTTTCAATTACAAGATAAACTGTATTTGTTCGTGTATTTCGCGTGCAATTTTTTACTTGTGCTCGTTTTGGTGGTTCGGGGATGGGGCATTGTGTTTCTAGTTCTTGGGGTTTACTTTTAGAACCGATAAGATATTTTATTAAACTATACATATTAATACTATAAATAAATAAAATATATATTTTAATTTATTTATTTAATTCGTGTATTTTTTTACCACTTGTGGTTTTTATATAAACTAATCAATTTATCTTCAAATTCGTTAGTAAATCCTGAATAATCACATACTGGTCCATTAACAAAAGCATCTCTAACACGTTTTCTTAATCCACTTAGTGTTTTATAATTATTTGCATACCAAACTGCCCGTTCAATATATGCCTCTTGTGAATCTGTTACAAATTCATCTAATCCACAATTTTTCATTAAACTAGTTGTAACATTTTGAGAATGATAATGTCTTACTTTATCAAAAAGTGTTAGAACAGGAACACCCATCATTAAACTTTCACAACTTGTAGTAGTTCCCGAATAAGGAAATGTATCCAATGCAATATCCATTTTGTTATAATCTGGCAAATGTTCACTATAAGTATCTGAATAAGGCATAATGATCACTCTATCTAATACAGATTTATCCTTGAATCTATCCAAAAATTTTTGTTTTAATTTTGGTGTTAAAAATTCCTTTGTTTTAATTGTAAATTTAGCAGTTGGAGCCCTTTGTAATATCTTTTCCCATACACTTACCACCATCTCGTTAATCTTGTTAAATCTATTAAATGACCCAAATGTAACGTATTCATTTTTAAGACACAACTGTTCTTCATCGATAGCTGGTATGTTATCGATACCCATACTTGGAGTGTATGCCAAAAAAGATCGATCCATAAATACCAATTGCTCTTGATAATATTTTTGACTTTTATCACTATCACAATATTTATCTGTAATTCTATAATCCATCGACTTAATACCACTAGAGTTTGGATAACCACAATAACTAATTTGAATAGGAGCAGGCTTTAAAACAAATGTATCCAATCTATTATCACCTGTATGTGCTGACATATCAAATAATATATCAACTCGATCTTGTTGAATCTTTCGTTTAAAATCTTCATTTGACATATTCTTAACAACAGCCCATTTACATCTAGGAAACATATCTTCTAATTTTACAACTTTTTGTGAATAACATGTAACGTCAAATAAATCGTAATTAATATGACTTAATATACTATGTAAAAAATAACTAACTGGATGACATATAAAATCACCAGATACAAACCCAATGTGAATCTTTGTTCCACGTTTAATTAAATCAGCTTTTGATTTACATTTAACAATATCCGTTTTAACTTTATAATCAGGACAAGATACCTTGTAATCATCTATTACAACTGGGTAAATTTTATTAATTGCCTTGTGAATTCTAGCAATATACATTGGATCTTCAATTAAATGAGAAATGTAATTACTATCTAATAATTTATTTTGATATGCTAATGATAATCTAGGTTTATACTTTAATGCCTTGTTATACCCCTCAATTGCACCTATAAAATCACACTCATAACATTTTGCTAAACCCATATTCATATACATACTAGCAATCAACATTTCTTTATCAACTGAAATATGAGCTCGGTTGTAATTTTCAATACCACGCATATAATGTTCAATTGCCTTGTCTGTAAATCGAAGTTCAGTATAAACAACACCAATCTGATTATTAACATCTGGATCATTAGGATCAATTTCATATGCCAATTGGAAATAATACATTGCTGTTTCTCTATCTTGAATAGTAAAATAAACACTACCTAACCCATTTAAACATTTAATCTTAAATTGTCTTAAAACTAACAATTGAGATTCATCCTTTTCACTTCGCATAACTAAATCAATTAACCCAATCGCCAATTTATAATGATAAACACTACTATCCAATTTATTTGCCCTATGATACATAAACCCAAAGTTGTAATGTAACTGATAATCACACGGATCAACTACCAAAATTTGATTCAAAAGAACTAAATTTTCTTCAGCATTTGGATTAAAAATTGTTAAATATAAAAACACTAGCTTAAACATCTCCATCGCACGTTTATTAAATGGATCTAAGGCAAGAACCTTTCGTAAATGAGCAACTGCCATATATAAAGTATTACGCTCCTTTTCATCAAACCCATTTCTATTCATATGTAATCCAACAGTTCGTACTAACAATTCAGCACTGATATAATATGTTGTACAAATTTCAGGTTTATGTCTATATGAAACAAATGGATTAATGTCATCTAAATATCTAATACATTTACCTGCCAACTTTATACATTTCATATACAATTCATTATCCGTCTTTTGTTCTTTTGCTAAAATCTCCTGAGCACTATTATAAACAGATGTCAACTGTTGGTATTCATTTAAAAATTCATCAATAGAATTAACTTTTTCAACTTCGCTCATTCTACTTTTAATAATATTAAAGTTTTAAATTAACATTTTTTAACGTAAAATATTATTTTTATTTAAAAACAAACTGAATATAATACAAAGTAATACATTATTATGGAAAGTAATGTAGATGACGAGCGTCGTCTAAAACGTTTTAGAAATAAGGTAAAAACACTTCAAAAGAAACCACAACCTGAACAAAGGACACCAGAATGGTATGCTGCTCGGCATACTCGTGTAACAGCAAGTGAAGCTGCTAGTTGTTTATTCAAGTCAAAACGTACTTGTGAAGAATATGCAAATGCATTTGGTATCAAGACATTCAAATATAAAGACACTGAAGGATTAAACCATTACGAAACACGAGAGGATTATATTATTAAAAAATGCTCGGCATTTTATGGAGAAAATGTTTTTAAAGACTCCATTTATACTTTATGGGGTAAAAAATACGAAGAAGTAGCAAATAGGTTATATTGTCAATTAAACAATACAACTGTTATAGAATTTGGTTTATTACTACATCCTCGTTTAAAATGGCTAGCTGCAAGTCCTGATGGTATTACCCCAGATGGAATTATGTTGGAAATTAAGTGTCCTAAAAGTCGTAAAATAAATGAAAATGAAGTACCAATACACTATTATACACAGACTCAGATACAGTTAGAGGTTACAGATCTTGATTTTTGCGATTTTTTTGAGTGTGAAATAGAGGAAATAGATTCAGAACAAGAATTTATTGAAAAACAGACAGTTGGTAAAACAGCAAAGGGTATACTTTTACAAATTGCAAATAGTGGTCCTGATCCAAAGTTTATTTATCCACCAATTCCAATTGTAGAAACTGATCAATATATAGATTGGAAAAACGAATTAATTAGCAAAGATCCTAGCTTAATTCCTACTTATTATTTTATTTCAAAATATAACAATCAAAGGGTTGCAAGAAATAAAACGTGGTTTGCAAATGTAAAAGATGATATAAAAAATGCGTGGAACACAATTATGCATTTACAAGCAAGTGAAGAAAATTTTACAAAATATAAACAATCAATACATCTTATAAAAAGCAAATCGTATTTTGAGCTATACAATAGAACAACTTGCGAAATTGAAGACGATATTTCATCATTCATATTTGAAACAAATGACAATAACAATGACAATAACAATAAAGATGACGTTAATTTACAAAAAGGTGGTGATGTTGAAATGATTACAGATATACCATCTGAAAAAATTAAACCAGAAAATGTCGTACTTTGTTTAATTGATGATTAAAAGTTTAATAATTAAATTATTTTTATATATAATTATTATATAATGACTAAATCTACTCCGAAATTTTATATAAGTCCTATAACCGGTAGATTAATTAGATCTAATGCAAAAACATATGAAAATCTTAAACAACGTCGTTTTAAAGTTGATAAAGAACCTTGTTTGTATAATGTAAGATCTGCTCATAAATGTTTAAATAAATTATTACGTTTATATCCTGATATAGTACACCCTTCATCTAATTTTATAAATATTCCTAAAACATATAAACATGGAAGCGTTAGGGCTTTTATAAAAGATAAAAACAACAAAGTTATAGGATATATAGATAAATTTGGTAAAAAACATCGTTTATATAAACCAATACACACAAAAAGAAAAATACCAGTTGTACATGATGGATTTAATGTATTAGCTGATATTGTACAAAAACAAGATAAAATTTCAAAAAAAGATCAAAAAATTATAGAAAAACAAATAGTAAAAAGTCAACCACTACAAGAATCTGAAAATATTAATATTCTATTTAACCCAATACAAAATGACTTTATACCAATTAAAAAAACATTACAAGATGATGAAAAACAAGAAATTATTAATACTATTAATAAAGAATTAATACCCACACAACTTCCACCAATCACAATGTTTTCTAATATATCAGGTATTATCAAACAATACGATACTATTATTGGTATAATTAACAAGGATAATGTCATTCAAAAATTTCCTGAACCAATACGAATCATAGATGAAAATCCTCAAAAACCAATACCAGGACCACCAGGACCACCAGGACCACCAGGACCACAAGGCGAACGTGGAGAACAAGGACTACAAGGACTACAAGGCGAACGTGGAGAACAAGGACTACAAGGACTACAAGGACTACAAGGACTACAAGGACTACAAGGTGATCAAGGCGAACGTGGAGAACAAGGGTTACAAGGCGAACGTGGAGAACAAGGCTTACAAGGCTTACAAGGCTTACAAGGCTTACAAGGCTTACAAGGCTTACAAGGCTTACAAGGCTTACAAGGACTACAAGGACTACAAGGACTACAAGGACTACAAGGACTACAAGGCGAACGTGGAGAACAAGGTCCTCACGGAGAAGCTTCTCAAAGAGGTGAAAAAGGCGAACGCGGTGACCAAGGCTTACAAGGCGAACGCGGTGACCAAGGCTTACAAGGCGAACGCGGTGACCAAGGCTTACAAGGCGAACGCGGTGACCAAGGCTTACAAGGCGAACGTGGAGAACAAGGGTTACAAGGCGAACGTGGAGAACGTGGAGAACGTGGAGAACTGGGTGAAAAAGGAGAACGTGGTGACCAAGGTTTACAAGGTGAACAAGGTATAGGTACATCAGAACCATCTATCCCAGATTCATTAACATTACCAGAAACAATTACAGAACCAACTGAAATAGAAGATACAATTTCTACTATTACGGAAGATACAACATCAACTAAAATTGAAGATACAGAACCAACTAAAATTGAACCAACAGAAGATATAGAACCAACTATTACGGAAGATACAACATCAACTAAAATTGAAGATACAGAAACTGAAGAAACAGAAGATACTATTACAGAACCAACTATTACGGAAGATACAACATCAACTAAAATTGAAGATACAGAAACTGAAGAAACAGAAGATACTATTACAGAACCAACTAAAATTGAAGATACAATTTCTATTAAAACAGAACCAACTGAAACTGAAGAAACAGAAGATACTATTACAGAACCTATTAAAACAGAACCAACTAAAATTGAAGATACAATTTCTATTAAAACAGAACCAACTGAACCAGAACCAACCATTACAGAAGATACAGAAGATACTATTACAGAACCAACTGAAATTGAAGATACTATTACAGAACCAACTGAAACTGAAGAAACAATTTCTACTATTACGGAAGATACAACATCAACTATTACAGAACCAATTATTACAGAACCTATTAAAATAGAACCAACCATTACAGAAGATACAGAAGATACTATTACAGAACCAACTGAACCAGAACCAACTGAAACTGAAGAAACAATTTCTACTATTACGGAAGATACAACATCAACTATTACAGAACCAATTATTACAGAACAAATTATTACAGAAGATACAATTTCTACTATTACAGAACCAACTGAAACGGAAGACGTTAAAATTGAACAGGTTGAGCCAGAAAGAGTTATAGATAAAAATATAGTAGATACATTACCAAGTGTAACAGTTATAAAAGCTGATGATTCTTCCGTTTTAGAGCAAGTATTAAAAGAATCACCAACTATTTCTAAAGAAGAAACAATCGAAATTTTAAAAGGATTACAATGTCTAGAGGGTGAACAATTAGATCCTAATGAAAATAGATGCTTACCATGTACACATTATGGATTAGTATGGGATGCTGAACATAAAGTTTGTAAAACAATGTTAAAAGAAGAAATATTAAAAGAACAAGATAAAAATTTATTATCTGATGGTTTTATTTTAAATAAATTAGATATAATGGCTGATGAACAAGGAAACATAATAGGATTTCTTGAAAAATAAAAGTTTTTTTATAGAATTAATTTCTATGTAATCTATAATAAGAATGGATTCTACATCTATTATAGATTATATCAAACAAACATATCCAAAAGTTGTTTTTACACCATTCAAGTTTCAACAGTCAAGAGCACTAGCATTTATTATTTCAGATAATAATCTAGTTATAGGTTTCGTGAATTCAAATGGGACACTTTGTAAACTAATAGAACCAGTTGATCTTAATATTCTTTCATCAGAAAGTATGAGATCTATTATTGAACACATTCCTATAGTAAAAGGTTTTACAGATGAAGACAAGACACGTTTAATAAAAATGTTTGAACATAAAGAAGATACTGTAACAAAAACAGAACACATTAAAGCAATAGAAGAATTACAACAAAAACTTGAAAAATTACAGGATTCTCGCCCTGATATACAAAATCTTGTATCTGAATTATCTGATAAAAACAAAACTTTAGAATCATCGCTTTCAGAATTAACTGGGAAAAATAAAGATTTAGAAACATCACTTTCTGAATTATCTAACAGCAATAAAAAATTGGAATCATCAATTGCATATTTAACAGAAAAAAATCAAGATTTAGAATCAACTATTTTAAGTCTAAATACTTCAAATAAAGAAAAAGATAATATAGAATCATCTGTTTTAGAACTTAATACTAAAATTTTAGAATTATCTAGTAAAAATAAAGATCTTGATTCTACACTATCAGAATTATCTAGTAAAAATAAGGATCTTGATTCTACGGTATCAGAATTATCTAGTAAAAATAAGGATCTTGATTCTACGGTATCAGAATTATCTAGTAAAAATAAGGATCTTGATTCTACACTATCAGAATTATCTGGTAAAAATAGTGATTTAGAATCTACACTATCAGAATTGTCTAGTAAAAATCGTGATTTAGAATCTACACTATCAGAATTGTCTAGTAAAAATCGTGATTTAGAATCTACACTATCAGAATTATCTGGTAAAAATAGTGGTTTAGAATCATCAGTTACGGAATTATCTAGTAAAAATCGAGATTTAGAATCAACTGTTTCAGGGCTTAACACTACAATTTCTGAATTATCTGGTAAAAATCAAGACGTTGATTCATCGCTTTCTAATTTAAATTCTATAATTGCAGAATTAACAGGTAAAAATAAGGGGTTGGAGTCTTCTATTTCTGAATTAAAGGAAAAGGGTAGTGCTTTAGAATCATCTGTTTTAGAATACAAAACACTATATGATGGTCAATCTAATCAAATTGTTTTAATTAAAAAACAATACGAAGATAAAATAGAATCTATTACAAATCAATACAATGATGCTTTAGAACAAGTAAATGAATGTCGTAGACAAATAGTAGATCAAAACCAAGCTATTTTGGATGGTATTAATAAACATAAAGATTCATTAAAGGAATTTATAGCATCAAAGGATTTTAAAATAGAAGATTTAGAAAGAATACATCTACAAGATGTTGAAGAAAGACACAAGTTGCAACAACGTTTAGATGATTTATTAACGAGTGAAAAATCGTCACTTGCTAATTTACAATCTAGAGGCGATCAAATTTTAGATTATGAAAAACGTTTAGAACAAGGTACACAAAGAGTAGCGCAATTAACAGATGCAATAGATAAAATAAATGCTGAACTTTCTGCTGCAAATGAAGAATTAAAACGATCAGCATTACAAAGGGATTTATTAGACGGATATAAAAACAGATGCAAGGAAAAGTTGTTACAAGAAAAAGATCAAGTTATAGATGCAATAAAAGAATATGTTAAAAAATGGGTATCTTGGGTTGAAAAGTCACGAGTTGATGTAAATGAACAAAAACGTAAATTGCTTAAGGAATTCGAATTAGCAAAGGGTAATCTACAAAGTGTTTTAGATGCAGAATTAAATAAATCCAACTCTTCAAATAAGGAAATTCAACGTTTAAAGCAAAATATATTAGATGTAGAAACATATCTTAAAAAGACAATCAACGACCAATTAACACAATTATCAATAAAAGATGAAATTATCAAACAACGAGATCAAAGTATTTCAGATATGACATCTGAAAAATCTAAATTAGAAAGCGTTGTATCTGAAAAGGGTAGTCAAATTAATAAAATGCAATCTGAAATAGATAGGCTTAAGGAAATAAATAAACGTATACCTGAGTTACAAAGGGAACTTGCAGAAGTAAGGGGCTTATTAGAAAAAAATAGAAATACACCTATACAAAAATCAATTGATTACGACAATTGTTATAGTATTGTAACTAATTTTGCATCACTAAATAATATTTTCTATAGAAAACAAGAAATTATCAAAAAACTCGATGATATTATTACCAATAATCTAGATGCATTTAAAAATCTAAATGATACAACAAAGGAATCAATTAAAAAAGATTTTGAACGAGTAAAAACAGAGATAAACAATCACATCAAGTTTCTAAATTTAGCTGATTATATAAGTAGTCCGAATTTTGAATATTTAAAATCAAAATCATCAAGGTCTAGAGTACCAGAATCATATTGTAAAGATCTTGCTAATCTGTTAGAATATTGGGAAATCAATAAAATAGAATATAGAGAACAAGATATGCGTTTGACAAATATTTACGAAGATTTAGCTGGAGCTGTTAGAATATATATTAGAGTAAAACCTTTAGTAGGTGATCAAAAAACAAAAGGTTCAATAGAATTACAAACAATTGAAAACAAAAGAACTAAATCTTTATACGTAGATTGTTCATCGGTTCCTGATACAAAATACAAAGATCGTTCATCATTTGGTGAATTTTATGGAATTTTTGAAGATGATTTTGCAAATGTTGATGTATATACTGGACAACGTGGCACAGTATCACCAAGTAATACCCTACAAATAAATACAAATGATATTATAGAATCATCTGAATCAATAAGTCCCGGTCTATACACAACATTTAAACAGGTTCAAGATGGTTATTCAGTAGTTATTTTTGGATATGGATTAAGTGGAAGTGGTAAAACCTGGACTTTGTTAGGATCTAAGGGTAATCCTGGTATATTACATTATGGTTTAGCCAATTTAGAAAATGTTAAAAATATTCGATTAAAGTATTTATTTGAACAATATTATGATAAAATTAACTATAATAATCGTCAAGTTTCTGGAAGAATTCATAATTTAGTGGGTAAAATACCACAGTTAAATGATCTTTCTATAGATGAAACCACACAATTTGAAAAACGAATACCAAGTTTTATTAATATTAAATCATTACGAGTAGAAGATATATATGCATTAACAGATATGATTGACGAGTATAGAGTAGATAAAAAACGTATAAAACAAACACCCAATAACCCCTATTCAAGTAGATCACATTTGTATTTTGTATTCGAAATAGAATTTACAAATGGTAAACGAGGCTTTGTTACAATAGTTGATACAGCTGGTAGAGAATCACCTTTAGATATATTTAATACATTTATAGAAAATACTTCTCTAGCAAGTGTTATGGCACCACCACCAGTTGGAGGTGTTGTAAATATTACGAAAAATTTAAAACCACAATACAAAGACACTTATACATCTGAACAAGTCTTTAACATTTTAAATGAAGGATTCTATATAAATGAAACTATTAATCATCTGATTTACTATTTTAATTTGAAAAATGGAAAAACTATAGAAACACCAAAGCAGAAAATAGATAAAAGATACAATGTAGTATATAAGGTACCAAACTACTTTGTACAACCACAAGATGAAATGAATCAAATCGATGGAAACAACAATTCATTAATGATTCCTGTACTTAAATTCCTGGATAACTTGAGTAGTCGAGCAAAGGAAGCCAATCAAGATTGGAAACCTACTAAATTTATCACAATTTGTTGTGTTAGACAAGAAGCAAAATATTGTGACCAAACAATGGAAACAATCCAATTTGCACAAAATGTTAAAAGTAGTTAATTAAAATTACTTGATTTAAATTACTTGATTAAAATTACTTGATTAAAATTACTTGATTAAAATTACTTGATTAAAATTACTTACAAAATATTTTATAACAAATTATTTTGTAGTGTGTTATGTTTTATTGTAATTACTTTGGTTTAATAAAGAATATAGAACTACTACTTGACAAGCACAAGAAAATTAATATTAAAATGATAGTAATATTTGTATCAACGCACCCCTTTGTTTCTTCAAGAAGTTCGTTAGGATGGGTTACCACCGTTAACTGGTGGATTACAACTTCTACTTCTTTTAGATTTGATCCCCTTACAGACCATTTTGTGTACAATAATTAAAAACAGATGAACTAGTAGCTTTAGATCTATCAATTGTTAACGACTCGTATTTGCCCCCCCCCTTTTTTACAGAAACCACAATATTACCAATATATAATAGTTGACTTCTAACAAATCTTACTTTTCTTACAGGAGACATTATTAATAATTTACAACAAAATAATTATTAAAAATTGAAGTTTTTTTACAAACATAAGTTTATGAAAATTCAAATGAAAAAGGTATCAATTTACGTAGAAGAAAACGATAAAACATATGATTTATTAATAGGTCAGACACAACGAGAAAATGACCAAATATTACGGGCGTGTGAACAAAATGATACATGGTTTCATTTAGAAAATACTAGTAGTCCACATTTTATATTACAAAATGGTGGTGAAAATATTCCCAAAAGATATTTAAATCAAATAGCTGGTTTATTTACTGAGTATAAGAACAATTTATCAAAGAGATATCGTGTTATTTACACTGAACTTAAAAACGTAAAGTTAACAAAAACGCCAGGGCAAGTTTTAACATCAAAAACAAAGACAATTAAAATTTAATTATAGAATAATATTTTATTTAAAAATTACGTGTTATTTAATCCAAGTATGCTTGGAGGAGAGTCATTGTCTTGGACAATTAGTACATTATCTAATATAATGTGGTTGTTTGTGTTTATTCCACAAATTTTAGAAAACGTAAAGAATAAATCATCAGATGCAATTAGTTTTTATTTGATTTTACTTTGGTATATAGGTGATACCTTTTCAACGATATCTGTTGTATACAAAAGTGTAATCCCTATGTTATTATACGTAGGTGTATACCATATAATTTTTGATTTAATATTTATAGGTCAAGTCATATATTACAGATTACCACAAATAGAACATTATCCTCAATTATTAAATGAAAACGAGTACAAATATGATTTATTGTATTATACAAAGGATGTTATTAGAATGCCTGAAGTTTACATGTTTTTAGGATACAATGTTGTACTGTTATTAACCCAATCGGTTTTACAATATTTTCCTCATATTGTTATAGGAAACATTTTTGCATGGTTATCAACTATTATCTTTTTAATGTCTAGATTACCACAAATTTTATTAAATTATCAAAGAAAAAGTGTTATGGGATTGTCTTTTGTTACATTTTTTAACATTGCAATTGCAAATCATCTATTTTTAATATCAGTTCTTATAAATCTTTTAGATATCCATTCATCACATTTAAGATTAAAATTCATATTGGAAAATTTACCTTGGATAGTTGGATCATCTGGAACTATCCTTTTTGATGGAATCTTATTTTTACAATTCTGGAAATACAAAACTTAGAATTAACCGGTGTTTTTAATTTAAATAAAAATATTGCATTATATTAAATGTTTAATAATCTTCCAACTGAATTAATTTTAGAAATATTACAAAAAATGAAAATAGATGAGCTTATAAAAACTTGTAATACAGATAAAAAAATATATTCAATATGTCAAAATAATCTACATTTGTTTTCTAAAATCATATTATCAATACCTATTGAAGAAACATCGCCCGCTCAATTTTATAATCATGTAAAAAATGTTAATTACCAAGAAATTTTAGAATTTTTTATTAAAAATAAGCTTATAAAAGGAAATTTTATAAAAAGTCCACGTTATATATCAAATAAGCGATCAAATAATTTTCCTTATCCATTTACACGAGATGTTTTAATATTTTTAATTGAAAATGGTTATGATATCTTATCGTATAATTTCCTAAAGCTAAATATGTCTAAATTGACCCTACCGGCTTTAAAATATTTAGTTGAAGTTAAAAAACTTGAAGTTAAAAAAGATTTATTAAGTTCTGCAATTCCATCAAGTCATTATGATATTATTGAATATCTTGTAGAAAAAGGGTGTATAATATCATTCCACGATTTACAGAAATTATGCATTACATCATTTGGTACAAAAAAAAATAAAAATAATATTAAAGTTTTTAACTATTTAATAAAAAAATTTAATTTAGATAAAGATAAAGTACTTAAAAAGATTGGTGAAAATTATAATACAAAAAATTTACATTGTATTTAATTTTTACAAAAAATACAATTATTTACCATCTGTACCAGATGCCCATATAGGCCCTCCTGCACCATATACTACAAAATTACAATCATCTTGCATAACAGCATTATATGGCCCAGATCCCCGTCCATTTGTACCAGATTGCCATATAGGCCCTCCTGCACCATATGCTACAAGATTTCCGTCACCTTGCATTATTAATTTATAAGGTGCAGATCCCTGCCCATTTGTACCAGATCCCCAAACTGGATTTCCCCTACTGTAAATAACCACGTTTCCATCACCTTGCATAACAGCTTTACAATGACTAGAATTCATTTCAGAACATGTTCCACCTAAGATAGAAGAAGAACATGAATTACCAGCTTGAGATTCAGTTGCTGGAGGTGGTGCAGGTGTAGATACAGATACAACTGGTGCAGCTGGTGCAGGTGTAGATGCAGGTGTAGATGCAGGTGCAGGTGTATATGCAGATGGTGTAGTAGATGCAGGTGTATATGCAGATGGTGTAGTAGATGCAGATGTAGTAGGCGATCCTTCAGATCCTTCAGATCCTTCAGACTCGGATGATGTACTATTCCACATTACACCACCAATTATAGAAATACAACAACAAGAAACTATTACAACAATAACAATTATAATTGTATTATCAGCCATTTTAATATACATCAATATTTTATTTTTTTATATTTTATTTATTTATATTTTTACTATATTATAATTTTACAAAACAAATTCTAAAACTACAGATCCGTTTTCAATAGTTAATATGTTATATGATATAGCAAATACAAATAATTTCATTTGGGGGTTATTTTGACATAATTTTAAAGCAAGCGTGATATCATTAAATCTAGACATATTAAGAGATCCAGTTGGTTGATTATCTTCTGGACGAATAGAAAAGGGCATAGTATAAACATATTTCATTGGTATAACAGAATGTACACTATCTGGAAAAATTGTTCTATAAAAAAATTCTGGTAAATGATCAAATCTATATTTACCATCTAATAATAATGAAGCTTCTTCTATAAGAGGAGAATCATCATCTCTTTTACCATATGAAAAATAATTATTAGTATTTATATTGTCTGTTTCAACTGCAAAAAATACAAGTTCTTTACAAGGGTGACTAAATTTTAGATCAGAATTGTATACATTAGATGAATTTGTTATAATTTCATCACCGTTATATTGAACTTGTTCAATTATATATTGATGTTTTTGTTCTTGAAACTGTCGTAAGATAATATCGTCTAAAAATATATATTCTGCATAAATATTAGAAGTTATTATATCACGTGCCATTGGCATATCACCATCATAATTAATACATTCCGAAAAATTTCTTAGCTTGAAATTGATTTTAATATCTTGTTTAAACATACTTAACAATGGTAAAGCCATGTTATAGTTTCTTGTAAACCAAAAATCCAAAGGAATTACTAAATTAACATCCTTTGATGCATTTTGAAGACTACTTACATACGTATCTGATTTTAATAACATAAAATTTTTACCCATTTGTTTATTATTATTTGTTAAATCATCCCACGCATCCATAAATTGCGGATAAAGTCTATCAACGATAACACCACCTATTTGTAATTCAATAGGATCTGAAAAAATACCATATCCTATAGTATCACTCCAAGATGCATATTCACCTGTTGAGAATAAAATCTTTGGTAAACGAATATGAAGATATAATTTTGATAATAAATGACCACGTTTAGGTATTTCACAAGTTGATTTTTGTCCAAATGTAGCACTAGAATTAAAGTCAAGTTTTACAGTATCCGTTGCAAAATTTACATAACGATAATAATTGTATTTAAAAATATTGATTTGAGGATCTTTTGTTAGATATATATCTTGAATACCAAGAGCTTGCAATTGAAAAATACTTGGTGACATCTATATTAATAACATCGAATAAAAAAAAAGTAAAATAAAAACAACATTGAACAACTTTTAATTAAATAATACAAATGGATGTGTTATCTTTTAGTGATTTAATTGTATCGTCATTATCATCTTTTTGTTCTTTTTTTATTTGGCAATATTGGAATAATTCATTTGACTTGTTTACATTATTAAAAATTAATAAATTTTATTTAATGACATCAGGTTTATCAGCTGTTTTATCTCTTTGGTTGTTAAATACGTCACGTTTTAGTTTATTAAAAACGTCAGTTGTTTTTTTGAATACAATATCTTGGTTTATATGTTCGATACATATACCAATATCGTTTTTACAATGTTCTACACTTAAAAATTCAAAGGATTACCATGGAAATCAATGTTTTCGAGAATTATCATTATTATCTTTATCATGGATTAACTTATCAGTTTGGGTGTATGTTTTATATTTATATACACAAAGATTAGTTATAATTTATTACAGGAACAATACTGTATTAACAAAGATAATAGTATTGTACTGTTTTTTTTTTACTTATGTATTTTTATCTAGTGAAATTATATCAGATTTTTTAATATACAATCGGTTATTAGCAAATTCATCAAAAAGATATAACGTTTATGAATTAAGTGATAATTTTTATATATTACGACGTTTTAACCAAATATATTTTAACCAATAACAAATTCAAGTTAATTTAAATTGAAAAAATAACAAATCCTACAATTTTTAAATTTAGGTAAACGTATGTCTATGCAAAAATTGATTAAATTATTGTTAAAATTAGAAAATGATGAATCTATAGTTTCATGTAATTATTTGCAAGACAAAATCCCAATTGTTAACAAAATTGTAAATTTAGCAAATGAATTACTAATTACCAATGAAGGTCAATGTAATTCTAAAAACATGTCTGTCTTAGAAAATTATAATTTTAATATTTTCCCAATTGAAGTTGATTCTTTTGGATGGCTGATTGCTGGTATACATACAAATAAAGGAGTTGTGATTTACGGTTAATTTACAGTTAATTTATTATAAAAAATCGATTTAAAAACAAGTTTTTTTAATAAAAAAGATTATCAATACATGATTTCAAATTATTTTATAGGGTCATCTTTAACTGCTATTTCCTCAATAATTGGTGCTTCTATATGGGCAGCATCAAATGATATTTTTACATTAGTAGGAATTTATGATTTTCACTGGTTCGTATCTGTTACATCATTCATTTTTTCTATTATTGCATATTCTATTCATACATTTTCATTTATTTTTGATGCTGTTCAACAACCTAATTTGATACATATCCACATTGTATCAATCTTATTAATAGGTGGTATTTATACATTATTTTGGTTCATTTCAGCTGTCAATTTGTCAATTGTGCTACGTGAATGTTTGGATATTAAAAAGACATATCAAAATTTTTTAAATGATGACTTGCATCTAATTACTGAATCTTATAATTATAGTTGCAATGGAGAAATAGTATCCGTAATTTTTTCATATGTAAATTATATAGTATGGTCTTTTATTTTAATTAAAAGTTCTAAAATTTGGTACGACAGATATGTTTTTGATAATATTACTGCTATACAAATTCAAAATATCGAACAACAAATTCCTGAGCTACAACAAGTCCAAGTTGAAACTGCAAACCCAGTAATTGGACAATTTGTAGAAATTCAAGAACAACCTCAAGAACAAGTACAAGAACAATCTCAAGAACAAGTACAAGTACAAGTACAAGAACAAGTACAAGTACAAGAACAACCTCAAGAACAAGTACAAGTACAAGTACAAGTACAAGTACAAGAACAACCTCAAGAACAAGTGCAAGAACAAGTGCAAGAACAACCTCAAGTACAACTACAAGAACAACCTCAAGTACAACTACAAGAACAAGTGCAAGAACAAGAACAACCTCAAGTACAACCTCAAGTACAACTACAAGAACAAGTGCAAGAACAAGTGCGTAAAAGCAAGGTGAGGAAATACACAAGACAGTACAAAAATAAAAAAGACAAAAATTAGGGAATTAATTAACTTAAAAATAATTATATAGTATTATATAATTATAATTATGGTATCAAGATTATGTTTAAAAAGATTAAATAAAGAAATTGCCATGTATCAAAAAGAAAATTTTAGTTTTCCAAATTTAATATTACGTCCTAAGGAAAATGATTTATTGACTTGGTTTTTTATAGTTCATGACTTACAAGAAACACCATTTGAAGGAGGTGTATATTTTGGTAAGATATTATTAGATGAACAATATCCCTTAAAACCACCTAATTTTATATTTATAACTCCAAATGGTCGTTTTAAAACAAGTACTAAAATATGTACCACATTTTCTGCATATCATCAAGAAACATATACTAGTATTTGGAATATAATGTCAATGATGGAAGGTATGATATCTTTTATGACTGATAAAAATCCAGATAGAGGCATTGGATCTTTAGAAACAACTGATGAGGAAAAAACTAGATTAGCAAAAATTTCTTTAGAATGGAATAAATCAAATGACATATTTATATCAACTTTTCATGATATAGACACATTAATAAATACACATTGATAAATACACATTGATAAATACACATTGATAAATACACATTTTAAATCTTTAATCGTATTTTTTTGAACGTAATCCATAATTTGGTTGGATTAATCTACCTTTTAATTCATTGGTTAATGCTTGATAAGTGTCATTTTTACTTTCAATCGTAATACTTTCCGTATTATATGATAAAAATGGATTTTTTGGGTTAATAGGTGAAAATGGGTTAGGGGCATATCCTTCATTTCCTAATTTTAATTTGCTAATGTTTGTAATAACTGGTTCTAGTTCGTTAGTATACCAATTTGAAAAGTCAGTAATTATCTCATTTGCCCCTGTATCAAAATAATTAAATAGATCTATATTATTTTCTTGATTGTATACTTTATTTAAAAATGTTTTTTGTAAATTTTCTTTTTCCACAAATTCTGTTTGTGTTTCTTGAAAATTTTTTGTAGCTTCTATAGTCTGAATATAAACAGATGTTTTTTCAAGAGTAACACACACTGGTATTAGTGTTAATTCATACAGTGTACGCTTTTTACACTCCTTAGAATTCCATACCCATCCTTTATTGACGATTTCTTCTTCGCAAAAAATATAACATTTATCGTCTTCAATTGTATATCGTAAATCCATAACAATTTCTGGATATTTAGTTTTATAATTACTACGTAACCATTCGTAACATTTAATGAAACTGTAATTTACATTTAATTCATTTGTATAAACATAATGAGTGTTTTCAATATTATCTTTTATATAAACAAGTTCTTTACTCATTTTAATATTAATATATAAAATAAATTTATATATTTTACTCGGAAATGCACATTGGCGCTCGAATGCAAATGTCCATAAGATATATTTTTTATAAAAAATTGAAAACATAATGAGATTAAAAAAAATAACTGTGTATTAATGTCATTCTCAAAGTACTTATTGCAATTTACTAAAAACGCAAGTTCCGAACAAACTCATTTATCATTTAACAATGGTAAATACAATGTTCCAGATGATAAATTAGATGAATTTTACAAACGCTATTTTAATGTGATTTCAAATGTTACAAATGATGAAAGAGACTCACTTTATCTTATTGAAAAAGTTTACAATTCAAATTTTGCATTTTTTATTGATTTAGATGTTCCAAAACGATCAGGGTACAAGTTATCTGATGACGATGTTTTTGATGTTATAGCTGCTACACAAACAGTTATTAGAGATATGTTTGTAGAAAATGAAAATTTATTACAAACAATTGTTTCAAAAAGAGTTACTGCAAAAGGTTCTAATTATCATATTAATTTTTACAATTTAATTGTTAATAATGCAATTGGTAAAAAGATTATTAATGAAGTATTGCAAAAACCAGATATTTTACAAGAAAATGTAAAAGAATCGATTGACGTTTCTGTATATAGAACTGGATTGCGTTTATTAGGTTCTAAAAAAGTTTCCAAATCTTCAAATGAACAAAAGGATACAGACGGTATTGATTCTGTATATAAAATTTACAATATGGAAAATCAAACGGTTGTAGAATTAGAAAACTTGACATTTGAACAATTTGCAAAAACTACAGTTAAAAGAAGATCATCATCATCAATTTCCGAACTAAAACAAACTGTAAAAACATCAGAAAAAGCTGTTGAAAAACAAATTCCAGTAAAAGGAATCAGTAATGATAAAATTAAGACTGAAATTTCTACTTTATTAGTCAATTTAAAAGCACAAAATGAATCTTTAAAAGATTATGATACAAGTGTTCAAAGAATTTATGCTAAACAAAATCGTCTTGGAATTTTTTGTTATTATGTATCAATCAATGGTAAATATTGCCCATTTAAGAATAGACAACATGAAAGAGATGTTAGTCCAATTTATTTCGAAATAAGTATCAATGGAATTTATATGAAGTGTCACGATGAAGAATGTAGAAGAAGATTATTTCCAGAATCTGGATTTGCTTTACCAGAACAATTTGAACAAGAATATCCAGAAATGTATATTAGTATGAATACAAAGTTTTGGAAGTCTGAAGTTACTTTATCAGATGATACTCGACAGTCACTAGAATCAAGTTTATCCGGATCACATTATTCTATTGCAAAAGCCGTATTTCAAATTTACAAAGACCGTTTTAGAGTAGATGATATCAAAAATACAGAATGGTACGAATTTAATGGGATTAGATGGAAACGAAGTCATTTGATGAATATTTTAATTTCAGAAGAATTACCTAAATATTATAGAAGTATTAAAATCAGTGATACATCTATACAAAACAAAAATTTACAAGACTTTCTTGTTAATACTGATAAAATAGATGCAAATATGCGTAATCAAATGATTGATAATATTATTAACAAATTGGAAAATGTTAGTTTTAAGAGCAATATCATTTCACAAGTCATTTATTTGTTCAAGACATATGATAATGATTTTTATACTAACCTAGATTCTACTTGTAATTTGGTAGGATTTAAGAATGGTGTGTATGATTTTGGTAAAAAACATTTTAGAGATGGTACACAGAATGATTACTTGACATTTTCTACAGGTTACGATTATCTTGATTATGACGAAACGTGTCCACATACACAAGACATTTATACATTTTTGAGTCAAATTATTCCAAATAAACGTGTATTGGAATATACACTAAAAGTCCTTGGTAAATCATTAATAGGTTCTCCAGATGAGCGTTTTTATATATGGACTGGGTTATCTGGTGCAAATGGAAAATCAACATTAGTTAATTTTTTAGAAAATACACTAGGAGATTATATTACTGGAGTAGACGTATCTCTTTTAACAAATAAAAGAGGAAGTTCTAGCAATGCATCACCAGATGTTGTTAGACTTCGGGGAAAACGTATTTTTACATTTCAAGAACCAGAACACGATGATAAACTTAGGACTGGTATTTTGAAACAATATACTGGTGGTGATACTATTATTGCCAGAGAATTATTTAAAGCACCTGTTTCATTTAAATTACAAGGAACAATGATTATGTGTTGTAATGACTTACCAACTGTTTCAAGTATTGATGGTGGAACTTGGAGAAGAATACGTGTGGTGGAGTTTAAGTCGAGATTTTGTGACAATCCAGTTAAAGAAAACGAATTTAAAATTGATCCAAGTATCAAGTATAAAATCAAGTATTGGAGACCATACTTTATGAGTATTCTTATTCACTGGTATGAAAAGTTTTTAGAAGAAGGAATGAATGAACCAGATGAAGTCAAGAAAGCAACAGCTAAATACAAGGTTGATAACGACAAGTTTAATGAATTCTTTGATCAAATTTTGGAAGAAGCAAACAATGAATTTGAATCAAACAAAATAATTTACAATCATTTCTCTACTTGGTGGACAAATAACTATCCAAACTCTCGTGTACCAGATATTAAAGACTTGAGACGTGCTATGAAAATCAAATATGGAAACGAAAAAGAATCAGTTATCAATGGATGTTTAAATTACGGATTTAATATCAAAATTAAACAAACACTACAACAAGATTTTGACAACCAGGAAGATTTATAATGATTTATAATGATTTATAATGATTTATAATGATTTACAAAATTTATTACACTTCTATCTATAATTTGAGATTTAGTCACTTTTAAAATAATTTTATTATAATATTAATAAAATTATTACAAAATACAAAATCGAGTAGATTTATTATTAAGTAACATTTACTGTTTTATCTTGGATGTTTTTTTATTATTTTTTTATAAGATATATATAATGGATGATAGTTTTGTTGAAAATGTAGACGTACCCGTTATAGGGATTACGAATGACAATGCACTATTGAATATAGATGATATTGATTTTGAAAAAGCTAAACCACAGGAAGATGTTTTTACGTGGGAACCTTTAGAAGAACCGTGGAGAAAAAAACTATCATCTGATAATTTCGTTATAAAAAATTGCCTTGGTGATGGAAATTGCCAATTTAGATCAATAGAAACAGCTTTAACAAATGCAGGATGTAAAACTGACCACGAACGTTTAAGACGAGCCTTATGTAAATATATAAATGGTCTAGAAAACTCTGAATTTTTTAGTATTATTCAAAATTACAGATTAGAAAAACAACATGGTGAATTTGTAGGAGAATGGGATCCTTTTAATATTAAAAATAAACGAGATTTTACAACTCAACTTAAAAAACCAGGATTTAATTTCCAAGGTGATAATATTACACTATCTCTTATTTGTAAAGTTTTGAATGTTGATATAATCATATTAGATAATAGTCTTAATATAACAGATCTCACAAACAGTGATAAACCACATCCCAAACTCATCGTTTTATATTATGATCGTCAAAAACAACATTATAAAACCATTGGTTTACAAACAAAACGTAAACGTGTTATAACAATGTTTAAACGCGCAGAACTTCCATCTGAAATAG